AAGCCATAGCACGGGCCAAAGCCTTGGTGTACCGGCTGGACAGGGAGTCATAGAGGTTGTCCTCAATTGCCTCTTCCGTCAGCGAGAAGCCAAGAGCAATGGTTTCGTGGTTGTAGCGAGCCGTCCATGCCTCTTGTCCGTTGTCATAAGCGATGGCAGAACCTTCGTTTTTGACAGGAGCGGCTGAGAAGCCAGACAGTTTGGTTTCCTCTTCGAACGAACGCTCGGAGGTCTCGGTTTCGAAAATCTCTTTATGCTCTTCACCATAACGAGCATACTCAAGACCGAACAATGCGTTCAATCCGGGGAGAAGTTCTTTTAGTAGTTGTGCACGGGAAATAGCCATTTAATATGCTCCTTATACGCCAGTGGCGTTGTAATACCGGTGCACACCAAAGTTCCACTTCACGATTACTTCCGTGTAAGAACCGGGGAAACCAGCAATTGCTGTCTCAGGCACAACGTCGATAATACGAACCGGCAGGGTAGTCGTCGTGTTAGACGCATCATTGATGGCTACAGCCGAGTTACCTGTGGTCGTAGAACCGGTGTTCTGAACCAAAGCAGCGTTACGATTAACATCAGTACGGTTTAAGAAACTGATGGTTGTTGTACCAGTGTCACACACTGCAGCTTTGAACAAAGCATCAGGATCGTCCTGCACGTATGCGGACATCGTGGTGTTTGTTAAGCCACCGGGGTAATACTGACGGAAGGTCAGACCAAGTGTCGGATCGACATAGGTGCAACCAAGGAAAACACCAACTGCAGAGCCAGAGTCTGTGGTGGTTAGTTTCGTCACATTACCATCGGAGTTCAGGTTAACAACGTCGCCAAAGAAGATGGCTGTTGCTTCACCAGTACCAATAGGGATTTGACGAGTAGCACCAGCAAACACCTGACCGCCGATCAAATTGATCGGAATAAGCCCGTAAGGGCCTGATACGGTGGGATATGCCATTTTTAAGCCTCGTTAAAAAGTTTAGTTACCTTTACCAAACGACGTTTTAGAAGAACGCTCTTTAAAGAGCGGCATCCTCGGGTCGTTCTCTCTCATGAACGTGTTATCTACGGCTTCCATGTTGTCCTTTGTGGCCTTGGCGTAATAAGACTTACGCTGTTCCATAAACTCAACAGGGATCTTGCAGAGTAACAGTCCGGCAACCTCAATATTGTCCTTAAAGCGACTATTGGGGTCAGTAAACATCTGGAACTTAGGTTGCTCTTCAATTCGTACAGGTTCCCACCCTTCACGCATCTTCGAAGATGTGTTCTTCGGGTCTTGCTGTCCCATTGATGCAACCCGAATCCAACGATAAGCATAACCAGGCTGTTTGTCCGGCTCCGGTAATGCCGAAGCGGGTGCCCAAGCCTTGGGGCGCTCTACGTCAGATCGTTTTTCAAGTTCGCGTGCAAGTCTGTTTTCTGCCATTTTAGTTCTCCTGTGTTTTCGCAAATTCCCGGGCATACTGCTCGGGGGTTAAACCTAATCGTTTCGCAATGTTGAGTTGCGATTGTTTAAGCACTATCTTTTTGGAGGATGTGCTACGCGATGCCGGAGCAACTACTGTGGCAGGTCTATCGGTGCGCGTAACGGGCTTGCCGCCCCCGTTCGTCGTTTTTACTTCATCTCCGAAATTCTCCGGAAATTTCTCACGTATTGTTTTGTCAATACGCTGGTAATACTCGTCAGTCGTCGCATAAGCCTGACCATTTTGTGCAACCAAGTCTTCGTGTAGACCTAACGCCAAACTAGTCATAAGCCTATCTTTACCGAACCAAGGATTTCGCTCTTGCCACGAACTCGCTTTTGGATCCGGTCTTGAGACTGGCTCTGGAGGACTATTTACAGGAATTTCTTCGGTTTGTAAAGGGGGTTTGTAATTCTTAATCTGCTGGAGCTTATAGTTGACCGTAGACAGCTTTTCCTGAGCATCGACTAATTTGTCAGAATCGCCAGAGTCATAGGCTTCTTTATAGGCTTTTTTAGCCATTTCCATCTCAAGTTCGGCGGCCCCTTTGGCTGTATCTATGAAGGATTTCTCCCCCTCAGATAGCCTAGACTTAAGGCGCCGATTCTCTTCAATTGCCCTTTGGGCAAGAGATATGGCCTCTTCCCGCTCCCTTGCAGCTTCGTCTTTAGCCCGACGTTCATCGTGCCAGACCTTTTTCATCTGCTTTAAGCGCTCTTTAACCCTGTCAGAATATTCTTCTAATTCATCTGGGGGAAGGTTCTCTAACTCTTCGCGCAAACTTAGAGGTAACGGCGTCCTGTTACGGTCTCCCTTTGGCGTGTCGTCTTGAACTTCTATATCAAAATCAGGTTTCTCGCTATTTTCTACGGGTTTACCCTGATCTTCGCCCTCTATTTCAAACTCAAAATCGGGCTTGCCTTCTGCTTCTTTTGGTAATGGCATTTCTTACTCCTATTTGCGACTGATTCCACGGGGATCTTCGACCACCCCCTCGACGGAATCATCGTTGATGATACGGAACTCACGGCCATGAATCTTTAGCCGCGTACCTGCGTGTGGGCGCACGAGAATAAAATCCCCTTCCTTACACCAAGGCCCTGATGGGAACCTTGAGGCGTCCTTATAGCAATCCGGCCCCATCTTGACCACAAAAAGAACCGTTGTGAGTAGTTCTTCATGCTGGAGGGTCATGTCAGATTTAAGAATGCCACTTTCGTACTGCTCCTCTATGGTAGGAATACCGCACAAAATGCGATATCCCGAGGGATCTGGTAACTGTTTTGCCTTCCTTTCGTCGGTATCAGGTAATACAGTTGCCTCGTTTGGGTCATCGGGGTTTGTGCCGATTAAAAGTTCACTCATCAGAGCTTTCCATCCTTTCTTTGGTTTCAATAAGAATATTGTTTGCGATCAGTAAGCCACGGTAAATGCCACAGGCGTATTGGTACGCCCCAAAATCTTTGGCCTTACCTAAAACAGCGTCCTGCTCGATTACTTTCATTTCCTCGCGTATCTTGTCTGAAAGATATTTGAGAAGGTCATTACTCATTTACTCTCCTTTTTTGGAAGGTTGAGGTCTACCACTAAGCCTGAGAAGTTCTTTGTCCCTCTCTAGCCTAATTCTTTCATCGTCAGCGACAGCGCGAACGAGGCTTTCTCCAGCTTTAAATTTAAGCCTCTCGTCTTCAGCGGTTGCCTCCACCATTGCGTTGGCGGCGGCGATCTTTTCCTGAGACTGAATTCTTTGTCGTTCAATCTCTTGTTGCTGAATCTTGAGCTTGGCATCAGTCTGATCTTTGAGCGTTTTGCGCTGTAGATCCTGACCTTTAAGCTGAAGTTCTTGCATTTGCATCTGGATAATTGGGTCTTGTGCGACCTGTTGCGCTTGTTGTTGCGCGGCAGTAGCTTGGTTTTGTTGAAGCAACTGCTGAGATGCTTGAGCAACCAGTCGAGATAAGGCAAACTCAACGTCCTCTGGAATTGGTTCGTCTTCCTCAAACGTCGGTATTGGCGCCCCGACCTGTTGCTCAATCTGATTGCGGTACATATAGCCAAAGTGCTCTGCTATATGAGCCTGTAAAGCGGCCATCATTTGGTTGGCCATTGGGTTTTGCCCAATCATCTGTGCAGTCATTGGATCCTGCATAAACGATTGGTGGGTTGTAATATGGGCTGCGTGATCTTGATAGGCAAAAGCCTTGAGTGGCTTGCCTTTAAGCACATCCATATTTTCTGAAACCGGATCTCTGGGTTTTTGATCGTCTTGCATAGGAACTAATTTGGCTGCGTTCTTAATGCCCAAGACTTCCAGCATCTGCCGGTGTAAATAGGGTAGATCATAGAGTTGTGGTGCCCCTTGAGCCAACTGCATGACCGCCTGATACTGAACTACCTTTTGCGACATGGTTGCCGCATTTGGATCTGAAACAGGGATAACGTCTACATCATCGTAGTCTGACTGTTTAGCCCGTGGAGCGCCTTCTACTGGCTCATACGAATACTCTTCTGGGGTGTAGTCACGGATGATGTTTTTGAGGAGTTTGAACTCCTGCTTCATGCTGTAGTGAATCCGCGCTTGAACAGCGCTCATCACTTTTAGCGTGCGCTCTAATATAGCCAGCGTAGTCCCAACTGGGGACTGAGCACTCATGTCGGAGATTTTCAGATCCGCTGCACTAGCGAACCGGCGTCCTTCTTCAACGATGGTGCCCAATAGGGAATACAACACCTGACTCGGCTCCTTATATGGGAGCGTCATGATGTTGTCTTTGATTGTGCCGGAGGCTACGTCTACATCACGGAATTCCGCCGGAGCGATTGGCGTGTCATCTCCCTTAACCCGAAGACCCTTTGTTTTGAATCCTCCGGGGAGATTCGAGAGAGTGCCAGCGTCAACAAGTTGGCGAATAAGAGAAGTACCAGACTTGGCAAAAGCGCCAATAAGATGGATAAGACCAAAAGCATAGAAGCCAAATCCCGGGATGTATGAATAATGGACAAAGTGATTGCGTTTTTGTTTAGTTTCATCGTCAGGGTTCCAATTCCGGCGGATTGCTAAAACAGTCTGCGTGCCTTTTTCGATAGTAACAACGTAAGGCAAAGCAATACCCGTTGGCTCACCATCCTCATCTTTGTCCTCGTAACCGGGAAGGTCCATGTCAACGTGCATCTCAAGAAGTTTGTATCTATCGTCGGATGAGGCACGAAAGCCCATCTTCTCAGCGATCTTCTTTTCCACCTCGTCGAATGCATCAACTGGATCACCAAGTTCTACGTCACGATAAAAACCTGCCACCTGTAACTTGCGCAAATCATTTTCTGTCTTACGCATTACGTGGGTCACACGCTCAGATGTTTGGATGTTAGATGCTCCGTAAGGAACAACCACATCTTCAGCAGGAACAAAGATTGCTACCTGTCTCTCAATCGACGGGTCGTAATAGACTTTCTTAAAAGCATTACCGGCAAGTCCCAAGCCCCATAACATCCGCTCGTGCTCAGGACGGTACTCCACCATCACTTCGGTTAACTGGTAGTTCATGTCATCTTTAACACGAACGGCTGCTTCTTTTTTCTCAGGTGTTTCTTTGCCAATGATCTGAGTCTTTACTGGCCCTTGAGACGGGAAGGTCTCCATGATCGTCTCGGCTTGAAACTTAACTAGCGCTTCTGAAAGCAGGGGATGATAAACACCGCAGGCTCCCGGCCAAGGTTCGGTGCGATCCTCAATCTTCATGCCCAGCAGTTCTAGTCCATCTACGTATGTCTGCATCCAGTCCTTGCGGCTAGATACGTCTTCCTCAAACTCACCCAATAAATCGCCACATAACTCGGTCAACTCACCCTCGTCCATATCCTCGGCAAGGTTGGCGTTGAAGTCGTCATCTGACTCTTCGTCTGGATCAATCTCGATTTCCATGTCACCAATACCAATAGTGACTTTTTCGGGATCTTCTATTTCTATCTCAATGGCCGGTTCTTGGTTTAATAACTCTGGGTCTAACCCCATCGGCGCTTGCGCTAACGATTTATCAATTGCCATAGTTTGTCCTTAGTAATATCCCTCAAACCTGCGCCTAAATGAGGGCAGTTCATCTTCTTCGTCTAACAGAGTTCGAACAAAACCACCCTTGCGGAATCTCATCAACGCAAGGGATACGGTATCCACATAGTCATCATGCTCTCCCGAGGGGAAAGATGCAACCTCGTCAATCACTTCTTCAGCCCAATGTGTGTTTGGTGCCCAGACTCTACCAGAAGCAAACAGGTCAGATACGGCATTTAATCTAGTAATTTTGTCATTCCCTTTAACAGGAGTGAATTCTTGAACCGGTATACCCATCGCTCTTAGTTCATAGATCAAAGGAGCGCCCGAGGCTTTCTTTTCGATGATCATTGAGTCAGGCTCCCAGCCCTTCCACTCCTCGATTACCTTTTTCTTTAGAGCCGGAAACTCTAGCCGATCCCTAAGGGCGTTTAGCAGTATCAGATTACTCTGCATTGTCCCGTTTTCGTCTTCTTTTTCAAAAACTCCCCATAAGGTACAGGCCGAATAGTCGGCTCTGTTGCTTTTTTCAAAGGCGGTATCCCATGCCATCAGGGTAAAGTCGCATCTAGGTGGGTCTTCGTTTTCCCAGATCTTCCACCATTCTCTTTTTACGATAGCTGATTCTTCAGAAGTCGGGTTTTGCTGGTACTGCGCCTGCCATTTGGTGTTTGGGAGCTCGGTTTTAAGGGCGCCTAACTCTTTTAGTGACCAAAACTCAGGCCATAGCGCCTTGCCAGAGGGCAAAATTGCAGGAAATTCGATAACTTCCCATGCTTCCCCTCCCCTTTGACCCTCAGCCTTCAAGACTTGGCCTGTTAAATCCCTTTTACCCCACCTTGTCATCACTATAACGATGCGGCCACCAGGCTGTAGACGCTGACGAGGACCTGAGGTATACCACTCTGTGACCTTATCGTAGATTGAGGGGTCATTTGCAGCTAAGGCGGCCTCTTGTTCTGAGTGCGGGTCGTCAATAATCAGAAGATCGGCACCTTTTCCAGTCACCGTACCCCCAACCCCGATAGCGAAGTACTCGCCATTAGCGTTAGTAGACCAACGGCCAGCCGCTTTTGAGTCGTGTCTCAGTGAAACATTAGGAAAGATCTTGGCGTAAGTCTCTCCGTCCACAAGGTTACGGACTTTCCGGCCAAAGCCGACCGCTAGTTCAGCGGTATTCGAGCACTGAATAATCTTCTTCTCAGGAAACTTACCTAAAAACCAAGCAGGCAATAAGTAAGAGGCAAACTCAGATTTAGTGTGCCGGGGTGGCATATTGATAATCAGCCTTTTAGTCTTTCCTGAGGCGAGATCTTCAAACTTCTTAGCCATGACGGCGTGGTGCCTGCCCGAAATAAACCCCGGCCACATAGTCTTCACAAAAGACAGAAAGTTATTCTGCCCCTTCTCCCTGGAGACCGCGTCCTGGTACTGCATAGCCATAGCGATAATCCCCTCCCTTTCACCATCAGGGAGCTGACTAATCAAATCATATA